AAGATGGGGCGCACCATTATCGTCATTACCCATGACGCGGAGTGTGCGCTTGCCTGCTGTGAGCGGGCAATACGCCTTGAAAACGGCTGCATTACCGATGATTTTCAAATCAGGGGCGCAGAGCTTCTTTTGGACAAAATTGGATATGACAAAAAGGAGGGTTAGGAATGTCACAGCAAAACAAGAATCAGCCGAAGGCTAAAACCGGACTGGCACGCTGCCTGGAGCTGGCTTCCGGCCATAAAGGACTTGTGTTTCTATCAGGTGTTTTGGCGGCGCTGGCCGCGATCTGTTCTTTTGTACCGTACTTATCAATCTACTACATCATTCGGGAAATCCTGTTTGTTTACCCGGATATGTCGCTCTTGAATGTTTCCACGATTTCGACCTGGGGCTGGCTTGCCTTGGCTGGTATTTTGGGAAACATCGTATTTTACTTTTTTGCCCTGTTGTGTTCCCACGTTGCGGCGTTTGGAACACTTTATGAATTGAAGGTAGCCTTTGCCGACCACATCATGCAGATTCCCCTTGGGTATCATTTGACCTTGGGCAGCGGCAAGCTGAGAAAAATCATGGACGAAAACATTGAAAGCGTTGAGAAATTTATTGCTCACCAGCTCCCGGACTTTGTGGCCTCGCTGGTCGCACCGCTTGTTCTGGTCATCATTCTTCTCGGAATTGACTGGCGGTATGGCGTGGTTTGCCTGGTCGGTATTGTTCTGGCCTTTATTGTGCAGTTTGCAGGCTTCAACGGAGAAGCAAAGAAAAAAATGCACCGCTTTCAGACCGCCCAGGAGAACATGAACAGCGCCTCTGTGGAATATGTGCGCGGTATGTCGGAGATCAAAGCATTTAATCAGACCGCCGATTCCTTTAAGCGGTTGAGCAAATCCATTACAGACTATACCTCTTTCGTGCTGGAATACGCATTGGGCTGGCAGAACTGTATGCCTGCTTTTACAACGATCATCAACAATATTTATCTGCTTTTGATTCCGGTGGGCATTCTGATCGGGATGCATACTACGGATTTCAGGGAGTATTCGCTGACATTTATTTTCTACCTGATTATTGTCCATGCGATTTCCGGTGTTCTGAATAAAATCATGTATATCTCTGAGTCCTTTACGCAGATTGACGGCAGCGTGGAGCGTATGGATGAAATCCTGCGTATCCCGGTCCTGCCCGAAAAGAGTACGGCGGCAACAATCGAAAACTATGGGATTGCTTTCCGGGATGTCAGCTTTTCCTACGAAGCCGATTCCCAGGTCAAGGCCCTGTCTCATGTTTCTTTCTTTGCGGATCAGGGCAAGGTGACAGCCATTGTCGGCCCCTCCGGTGGCGGTAAAAGTACCATCGCCAGCCTGATCTCCCGGTTTTATGATGTGACGGACGGAAGTATTCAGATCGGCGGCGTTGACATTCGGGACATTCCGCTGGATGCGCTGATGGATAAGGTCAGCTTCGTATTTCAGGATACGTTCCTGTTCAAGCAGAGCATCCTGGATAACATCCGCATGGGAAATCCAGATGCTACAGAGGAACAGGTGATTGCGGCGGCAAAGGCGGCAAGATGCCACGAATTTATCGAGCAGCTTCCAAACGGGTATCAGACTGTGATTGGAAGCACTGGCGTTCATCTCTCCGGTGGTGAACGCCAGAGGATTGCCATTGCAAGGGCTATCGTAAAAGACGCGCCCATCATCGTTCTGGACGAGGCAACCGCATTCAGCGACCCGGAGAACGAGTACCTGATTCAAAAAGCCTTTGAAAAGCTGATTCAGAATAAAACGGTTGTAATGATCGCCCATCGCCTGTCTACGATTCGTAATGCTGACCAGATCCTTGTCATGGAAAAGGGCTGTCTGATTGAATCCGGCACCCATGACGAGCTGCTGAAGAAGGACGGAAAATACGCGCAAATGTGGAGCAGCTATACGGAGTCGATCAACTGGAAAATCAGTACGGGAAAGGCGGTGTGATCTATGAGTAAGCTGAAAGAAAAGTTAATGCTGTCGGAGAAAGGCTATTCCGACCTGAAAAAAGCAATTACGGCCTGCACAATAACTAATATTGCGCTGTTGCTTCCGTCTATGGTAGCCTGCCTGCTCTTTTGGGAGTTGTTAAAGCCATTTACTGGAGAAACAATTTCGTGGGCCGCATTGTGGAAATTGCTCGGCTTGGGGCTGGTAGCGGCTATTCTGGTGTTTCTGGCCGCGAAAAACGATTATAGGAAAACCTATATTGCTTCCTATAAGGAGGCCGGCACGACCAGACTTCGGATCGCGGAGCATCTTCGCAAGCTCCCCATGAGCTTCTTTAACACAAAGGATTTGTCCGACATTACCACAAACATGATGGCGGATTGCAGCAGCATGGAATCCATGCTCAGCAGTACCATCCCGCCGCTGATTGCGAATATGATCTCTGTTACTCTGACTTGTATTTGTCTGGCGTTTTTTGATTGGCGCATGGCCCTTGCGATTTTCTGCACGATGCCGGTTACATTCCTTATCATCTTGGGCGGGCGCAAGCTACAGCTTCATCTGTTTGACAAACAGGTGGATGTGAAACTGGAGGCGTCCAGCCAGATTCAGGAATACCTGGAAGGTATTAAGATCATCAAATCTTGTGGTCTTGGCGGTTCCCGCTTTGATGCGCTTAATAAAGCACTCCAGGCCATGAAAAAAATCGCCATTAAAGTGGAACTGGCCTCCGGTATTCTGGTTCAGGGAGCCAGCCTGGTTCTGCAAGCAGGTCTTGGTATTACCATTTTTATCGGGACGGTACTGATAACTGGCGGTCAAATTGAACTGCTTCCTTTGCTGGTGCTGTTCATGTTCTCCACGCAGATTTACGGCCCGATCCTTGCCATTCTCTCACAGTTGACTTCTCTGTTTCATTTGGAGACTGTCACCAACCGTATGCGTACCCTGCTGACCACGCCCGCTATGGAGGGTGAGGATAAGGATGTATCCAAGTATGACATTGAACTGAAAAATGTCACTTTCGGATATAACCAGGACGATGTTATCAAGGATGTATCTTTTTCTATTCCAACTGGCAGCGTAACAGCCCTGGTAGGGCCTTCTGGTAGCGGCAAAAGCACAATTTCCAAACTCATTGCCCGCTTTTGGGATGTAAGAAAAGGTCAGATTTCCATTGGTGGTATGGATGTTCGCACCATTGAACCGGAACACCTGATGCGCTGTATGTCCTTTGTATTTCAGGATGTGACCCTGTTCAACGACACTGTTTTTAACAATATCCGTGTAGGCAACATGAACGCTACCGAGGAGCAGGTCATGGCGGCGGCAAAGGCGGCATACTGTGACGAATTTATCCAGAGATTGCCGGACGGTTATCAGACTGTCCTTGGAGAAAACGGCAGCACTCTTTCTGGTGGTGAGCGTCAGCGGATTTCCATTGCCCGCGCTCTGCTGAAAGATGCCCCGATTATTCTTCTTGATGAAGCAACAGCATCTCTTGACCCGGAGAACGAGGTTCTAATCCAGCGGGCCATTGCAAAGCTGGTGGAGGGCAAGACGGTCATTATGATTGCTCACCGGCTTCGTACCGTTGTGGATGCCGACCAGATCATTGTCCTCGACAATGGAAAATTGGTGGAATGCGGCACACATGATGAACTGATGAAGAAAAAAGGTTTGTATCACAAGTTGTTCTACATCCAGCAGGAGAGCCTTGGCTGGGCGGTATAACCTTTGAGGATAGGAGGTCCTATGAAGATTCATGCGTCCGGGGAGGATTATCTGGAGGCTGTGCTGATACTCCAAAAGAAACAAGGCATGGTCCGCTCCATTGACCTTGCCCGGCACATGGGCTTTAGCAAACCGAGTGTCAGTCATGCGGTGGGCGTTTTGAAAAGCGGCGGTTTTCTGACTGTGGATGATGATGGATTCCTCCATCTGACCGCCATAGGTCTGGGGATTGCCGAGAAAATCTATGAACGCCATTTGTTTTTTACAGAGCAGCTTGTTTTTATGGGAGTTGATAGGAATATCGCCGAACAAGACGCCTGTCGAATTGAGCATGTTATCAGCGATGAGTCGTTTCAAAAATTGAAAGAGACTTTAGAGAACGAAAGAGGTGGTGACAGCATGGGAAATTAGCAGTGCTTGACTTGTCAGAGTCCGGTGGAGATATTGCCGAGAAGCTGTTTGTCTTACTTGATGAAAAACAGCAAAAAGAACTGACTTCTTATGTTATTACCAGAAATATACAGGATTGTTCTTTTTCCGGCAGTCTTCCTGATGTCTTCAACAACTCTCCTGCACAGGCAGATTCTATACAGACATTAACAGAAATCCGGGACGGCGATTTGTATTTCTGCCTGGAAGGGAGAACGGTATGTATCCGCGATCAGGAAATTGATCTGACTGCTAAAGAGTTTGATGCTCTCCATCTTCTGATTATCAATCGGAGGCGGGTACTGACTTTTGAAACCATCGCTTACCATGTGTGGGATGAGGATTATATAGATGTCACGGCGCAGGCCATCCATAATCTTATGAGCCGATTGCGTCAGAAACTTCAAATCTCCCCTGATGTGCCAGAATACGTAACCAGCGTTCGTGGTGTTGGATATAAATTTAATTCTCAAAAAGTCAATAATAAAAAATGAGAATATTGGAGTATTCTGAAAGACAAGTACAAGGAAGCTGATAGTTATACCTTATATAATGTCCCCAAAGAAACAGATTGGGGGAAATATTCACACATATTGACTGATCTGTTTATGTTCCCCCAGATATGGGGGCGAACATGTGCATTGGGAAAGTCTTATATTTCCACAGGAAACGACAACGATATAATCAAATATATTTTTGTGCCGCAGCTCAAAAGGCTGCGGCGCTTTTTGTATCGACATATTTTTATCTTTTCTCCCCGCAATCATCAAATTGTTCCATTTGGCGCGCACCTATAGCAAAACAGGTACGCGCTTTTTTCTTATCTGCGGATCATACAAGCCTTCCGGCTGCCTGTGTTACAGAAGGCTGTCCGGGATGCCGCTCCCCGCCCTCTGATTTCGATTTTGCTTATCCACTCAAACAAATTGAAATTGGAGGAAATACCCATGAAAGAAATCAATCTGCGGGACTATTACCCGTTTTATACATCGGATGTGATCGTTGAAGTGCCGGATGAAGTCGCTTTGCTGCTTCGGGAGTATACTTTGCTGGAAGAAGCGTACCGGATTCGTACATACCGTTATCAAGCATTTTATTCCCTGGAAGGACACGAGGGCATAGAGAGGGATGCGCTGATGGACCAGCCCACACCAGAGGAAATTTTAGAACAGCAGCAGACGTCGGAACTGATTTTCAAAGGATTGTCTGCCTTGTCGGAGAAACAGCGCCATCGAATTTATGAACACTTTTTCCTCGGTATGAGCAAAGCTGATATCGCCAGGAAGGAGGGCTGCTCTGAAAACTCTGTAAAAGACAGTATTCGTCGTGGCCTTAGGAGTCTGGAAAAATATTTTGAAAAAAAATTATAAAAGGCCACGTCGTTTTACCCGAAAAATGTACTACTTAATAGAGGGACATATTCGGTAGGACAAGCCTGACGGGTGTGGCCGTGCAGCATGCTCTCCGGCCCGCCCTAACTGAAATACTGTCATAACTGCCACGCCCCTCGCCTGCTCCTTGACAACCGAATATACGCTGTTACAGGTACTTCATTCTGTGTTCCGAGCGGCAGATGGGACGGCGCGGAGACAGGCAGCCGAGGAGGTGATGAATCAGGCTGTCCGAGCGATCAACGTAACCCACAAAACCGGCTGTGGCAGGCCGGGCGCGATGACGGCGCAGATCATAATGGTACTTCTTCACGGCTCCCTAAAGACTTGGGGAGAGTTCCTGCGGCGTTTGCTTGCTCTGGCAAAGCGGCGGCGTATGCGGGGCTATGATGCGGCAAAGCTGACCGCAGCCTGTAACAGCCCCAGCTTTGTATATTCAGGGCTTGCCGGGGGTGCGTGGCAAATACGGCAGACAGAATCGAAATCAGATACAATGGGCCGGATTTATGTGCTTAGTAGCCGTGGGTCCGGCCTATTCATGTGGTTTTGATAACCAGGAATTTTCAGGAAGGAGCTGATATTATGGAACACACGCCTGCTGTTGGCGGAACCGATACATTGGTAGACATTCGGGATGTTACGGTTGACAGGGAGCTTTCCCGTGAGGACCGGATTGCAGAATTTGTCCGACAGATCAAAAACCCTTACCGTTTCAAGTGCGGACAGTTTACCGTCCACGCCAGTTTTGCTTCCGGCGGCGCCACGCTGGAGGAATGTATCAAAGGAATCCTGCGGTAAGCCGGATATTTTTCAGTAAGGGGCTGACTTTCCCGCGAGGTCGTGGTAGAATAGAAATCGGAAAAGGAATTGAATACGGCATAGCCACACTTCTTGAATTGCGGGGATTTTTCTGCGCAAAGAAAGGAGTGTTTTTTTATGCAGGTTTACAAGACCATTAAGTACATCCGTCTTTCTTATACGGATGACAAATCAGTGGAAAGCGACAGCGTTGCCAACCAGCGGCGGCTGATCGACGACTACATTGCCAGGCATCCGGAAATTGAGGTTGTTGCGGAAAAGATTGACGACGGCTACAGCGGCGTTCTTTTTGACCGTCCGGCCTTCCAGGAAATGATGCGGATGATCGAGCAGGGCGAGGCCAACTGCGTAATTGTAAAAGACCTTTCCCGCCTGGGACGCGAATACATAGAAACTGGCCGTTATATGCGCCGGGTGTTCCCGGCTTACGGCGTCCGTTTTATCGCCATCAATGATAACGTGGACACGGAAACCGATGCTGCCGATGACCTTACCGTCTCTGTCAAAAATATTATGAATGAGGCATACAGCCGGGATATTTCTGTAAAGACCCGGAGCGCCCTGGATGTGAAACGCCGCAGCGGTGATTTTGTCGGAGCCTTTACCATTTACGGTTATGTAAAAACCGGCGATAAGCATAAAAGTCTGGAAGTTGACGAATATGCGGCGGGTGTGGTGCGGGATATTTTCAGAAAGCGTCTGGAAGGGTTTAGCGCTTCCCATATTGCGGATGAACTGAACCGGATGGGCATACTTTCCCCACTGGCATATAAACGCAATCACGGGATGCCCCATGCAAAAGGCGGCTATACGGATCGCAAGGACTGTAAATGGTCTGCGACTACCATTATCCGTATTTTGCAGGATGAAACCTACACCGGAACGCTGGTACAGGGAAAGCAGACGACGCCCCACTTCAAGCTGAAAGAGCGTGAGGACAAGCCTTCCTCCGAATGGGTCCGTGTGGAGGGTACCCACGAGGCAATTATCCAGAAACATGATTTTGATCTGGTGCAGAGGCTCCGAAGGATTGATACCCGCACCTCTCCAAAGTCAGATAAGGTCTACCTGTTCTCCGGCATTTTAATCTGCGGGTGCTGCGGTTGCCGCATGACCCGCAAGACGAACCGTTACAAGGACAAGGAATACCACTACTACTATTGCCCGACCGGAAAGAAAAATGGCTGTACTTCCTCTGTCATGTTAAAGGAAACAGACTTGATCGAGTGTGTGCAGGACAGCTTGAAAGGCCATATTGAAAATGTAGCTTCCCTGGATGCTCTGCTGTCCAGTATTAGTCAGGAGCGGATCAACCGGGAACTGGTTCAGGAATATACCGCGCAGATCAAGGCAAACGAAAGGCAGCGGGCGCAGATCGAGGGATTCAAGACAAAGCTCTATGAGAACCTGGTAAGCGGGATTCTCACCAAAGAAGAATATCTTTCCTATAAGCGGAAATACAATGCCGACATTGAACTTCTGCAAAAGGCGATTGACGAATGGGAAGAACGCCTGACGGATGTACTGGAGAACCGCAGCGAGCGGAACCGCTGGATCAACCATTTCATGCAGTTCTCCACAATGGAAGAAATTGACCGCCGTGCGGTCATGCAGCTTATCCGCAGTATCCGGGTAATCGGCAAGGACGAGCTGCATATTGAATTTAACTATCAGGATGAATATAAAAAGGCCGTCGCACTGGCGGAGCAAATCGCGGAACAGGCCGCAGAAAGGAAGGCAGGCTAAATGGCAAGAAAAAGCAGGAAACAGACGGAATCTCCCATGCCGGCACCGTCCTTATATGTATATGTGGCACTGTATATCCGGCTTTCCGTGGAGGATAACAAGAAACGGGGCTGCTCCGTGGAGAACCAAAAGCTGGTGCTGAATGATTTTCTGGCGGACAAACCGGATTTTGTAGTCTATGACACATACATCGACAATGGACTGACGGGTACAAATTTCCACCGCCCCGGATTTCAGCAGATGCTCTCTGATATTGAAGCGGGCCATATCAACTGTGTGATCGTTAAAGACCTTTCCCGGCTTGGACGCAATTCTATTGATACCGGCTATTATATTGAGCAGTATTTTTATGCGCATAATGTCCGTTTTATTGCGGTCACGGACCAGTTTGACACGGCGGACCCCGGCAACCTTCACGGCGGCATTATGCTTCCCCTGAAGAATATGATAAATGAAGCCTATTCTCTGGATATTGGAAGAAAGATCAAGGCACAGGCAAGACAGGCCATGAAAGACGGCGATTATATTGGCGCACGGGCACCCTATGGCTACCGGAAAGACCCGGATAACTGCCACAAGCTGCTGATCGATGAGAATACGGCTCCTGTCGTGAAACAGATTTTTGAATGGGCTTATGAGCGCGTAGCGTTGAACCGTATCGTCCGTAACCTCAATGAAATGGGGATTGCGGCGCCAAGCCACTACAAAAAATCCACCGGTGAAATCACCAGCCCCGGCCTGATTGGGAGCGGCAAATGGCAGACCCGCACGGTAATGAAGATTTTAGAAAGCGAAGTTTATACCGGCGATCTGGTGCAGGGCAAAACAAAGATGGTGGACCACCAGCAGGTCAAGGCTGACGATGACAACCTGATTATTGCCAGACGCACCCATGAGCCGATTATCAGCCATGAACTCTTTACTGCGGTACAGGAATACCGGAAACAGGTCTGCGAGGAAAGCCGGGCGGTCCCCAAACGCCCCTATACCCCGAATATTTTCAAGGGTAAGGTATTCTGCGCCGACTGTGGCAGGAGCCTCCACCGGCAACGGGCGGAACGTAAAAAAGGCCCGGATATTTACTGGTTCCATTGCCTCACGAACAGCCGTGTGGCGAAAGATACCTGCAAAGGCGTGATGATGCAGGAGACAGAGCTGATTGCAACCGTCACCACTATTTTAGAAAAAGAGCTGTCCGTTGCTTTGGGTATGTCCCTTCCTCTCTTTCAGTTGGAGGCAAGGCAGAAACAGAAAAAAGACGGGCTGAAATCCCAAATGTCTGCCAAACGGCAGGAAATAGAGAAACAGCGGCGTTTAATCCGGGGGCTGTATGAAAACTTCGTACAGGGCATTTTAACCAGCGATGAATATTTTGAACTGAAAGCAGGTTATGAGGAATCTATCACTGTCCTTTCCGGCGATATTGAGGCGCTTGAAAAAGATATGGATGCCCTGGATGACCAGCTTGTACGCTACCGTGCAATGGAAAAAGACGCAAAATCACTGGCTCAGGACCATGTATTGACGGCGGAACTGATTGAACGGCTGATTGAGCGGATTGAGATCGACCATGAGCGGAATATCCGTGTTTTTTTCCGGTTTAAGAGTGAATTTCAGGGGGAGGCGGTAAAATGAAGCAGAAATATGTGATTGCCCTTTATATCCGCCTGTCTGTGGAGGACTTCAAGACGGAAAGTTTGAGTATTCCCAACCAAAAGCTGCTCCTTCTGGAAAAGGCCATGTCGCTGCAGGAATGGGATAACAGCGAAGTCCTGGAATTTGTTGATAACGGCCATACAGGAACCAACTTTGAACGTCCCGCGGTACAGGAGCTTTTGACAATGGTGCAGGCCGGGAAAATTGACTGTATCATTGTGAAGGACCTTTCACGGTTTGGCCGCAACAGCATTGAGACCGGCTATTTCATTGAGCGAGTGTTTCCGCTTTACCATACCCGGTTTATTTCTGTCAGCGACGATTTTGATACCGCCAATTTCAAAGGAGATACCGGAGGGATTGACATTGCCTTTAAGTATCTTATCAGTGAGTGTTACAGCCGGGATATGTCCATGAAAACGAAAAGCGCCAAATACGCAAAGATGCGCCGGGGCGAGTATCAAAGCGTCATTTGTCCTTATGGCTACCGTAAGAGCGCAGACGGGCGTATGGAACCGGACGAGGAAGTGTCAGAAATTGTCCGGCAGATATTTGAATGGGCAGCCGACGGCAATACCGCCGCAGAGATCACGAGGAAACTGTACGCCATGAAGATTCCTACGCCTGGAGAATACCGGAGGAATAAAGGCAAAGATCACTACAATGTTTCCCGAACGCATGGCGTCTGGAACAGTTCAACGGTGCTGCGGATGCTGGCGGACCAACGGTATATCGGCACCTATGTGATCGGTAAGCGCAAGGCACAGGAGATTGGCAGCCGCCGCATGAAATTGAAGGATGAAAGCGAGTGGTTCAAAATCCCGGATCACCACCAGGCAATCGTAAGCAAGGAACTGTTTGAGAAAGCCAATGCTTCAATTAAGCGGTTCTCCCTTCCCAATAAAAAGCAGCGTGACTACCTTCTCCGTGGAAAGGTATTCTGTGGATGTTGCGACCATGCCATGTCACTCAGAAATGATGTCTGGTTTTACTGCCGTCATTCCGAAGTGGCAGAAAATCTTCCTTGTCACGGGGTAAGGGTAAAAATGGTTGATCTGGAGCAGGCGGTTTTTGAGATAATCCGGGCGCAGATGTGTCCGGCGCTGGGAATTGACAGCAGCAAAGACAAGCTGGATTTGCAGACGGTTCAGCAGGCCGAGCATGAAGATAAGCTGCACTCTATCCAGGACAGTAAACGGCAGCTCTATGAACAGTATGCGCTTGGAGAGATTGACCTGGAAACCTACAGGGAGCGGAAAGCGGTATATGACGCGGAACTGGTGCAGGCAAAGAATGTCCATGCCGCTATTACCGCACAGACCAAACAGATACAAAGCGATTACGAAGCAAGACTGAAACAGCGTGAAATCGTTCAGGAAGTAGACAGTGCCGGCACTCTGACGCAAGCCCTGATTGACCGGCTTATCAATAAGGTCTATATCTTTCCGGGAGACCGGATTGAGATTGAATATGTTACGCAGGACTTCTTAGCAACTGCGGAACCGTGAAAGGAGGCATGAGCCATGAACGCCGTATGGAACAGCTACGGGCAGCTATGCGGTTGCCCGGAAATTTTCAAAAAAAGTTGCAAATTTTTTTGTCGTGAGCTTGACATACGGGTGTCTGAAATCATGTATGCGTATTGTTTTGATACCAGCAAGCTGGGCAAATTTAATATTCCTCTTTTGAATCGTTGAATCTCTTAGAGGCTTATTAGCGCCACAGATATAATTTTCTTCTGAAAAGCCGTCAAATATCTTACAACGCTCTTTATGCTCATTTAATATTTCAATTAAAGGTTTTGGAATTTGCAGAGTGCGAATTGATGATTTATTCTTTGGAGGGGTTATTCTATCGTCCCCCTTAACTTTCTGAGAGATACTGCGTTTAACGGAAATATATTTGCCATCAATATCTGACCATCTTAAACCGTGTATTTCACCTTTACGCATACCTGTATAAAAGGCTATTGCAAAAAATACATAGTAATTCCACTCAAAATAGTTTCCGTTAGCTTGTGCAGATTCTGCACAGGTCCGAGCGGCAGAAATAAACTGTTTAAATTCATCAGCTATATAGTATGATATTGTATGTTTAGTTTCGCTTTCCAAAGTAGTTTTAAAGTTACCTATTTTTAAAAGTGTGTTTGTTGGAATATATTCCATCTTTACGGCGTAATTGAGTAAAGCTCTAAATTCAGCATATATATTTTGTCGTGTTGTAACGGCTAAATCTTTTTCGCTGATGCGCATTTTCCATTTTTGCAACACTGGTACGGTTAGCTTTTTGAGCTTGTATTCGCCAAGATGAGGTATCACATGATATTTTAATATACGTTTTGATTTATCAAGTGTGCTTTCTCGTGTTTCTGTACTCTTAGCTTTGAGGTACTCTTCCATCAACTCTGATACTGTTAGCCCCTCGCCAGAAACACGCTCGGTAACCTTTAATCGCAGTTCTTGCTCAATTTCTTTTGCCTCATCAAGTCCGTATGCAGTACGCTCTATCTGTTGAGCTTTACCAAGGCTGTCTGTATAATTTACTCGTACACGGTATTTTTGTTTACCGTTTTTCTTGCCTGCTACCTTTGTGATTGGCATAATTAACACTCCTTTTCTTAAAAAAGGGTGCAAAAATCCCTTGTAATAAATCAGTTGAAAAATTACAAGAGCTATGGTATTATTATAAAGATAAACGACCAATTTATCTTTATATCATTGCACCCGTTGTAATGGTTTCCGCTCTCGCCGACTGGTACTCGGTGGGAGCGGTTTTTTATTGCTAAATTGAATTGTATATTTGACCTCTGTTGCCTGCATCTTACACAGTTACAAGTAGAATATCGTGATTAACTTCATAAACAACACGATAGTTTCATTTATTTGCTATTAGGAACTTTTTTTATTTTAGATTATAGCTTCCAAAGGCGGATTTGATTTTGTTATTGGTTTTTGAATAAATATTTTAAATTCTTCCCTTGCTTGAAGTGTTTTATGTATATCATTAAGAGATTCGACACATATCCCTCTGGATTTTTGTTGTTTATTAGATAATATTTCAATATTGTCTAAATCAACGCCGTTTAAATATTGGTATGTTTCGTATTTTAAATTTGAAATTCTAATTTCAACCGTAGCAGGAGGTGCCATAAACTTTTGTGATAGGGCTTCCTTAAATTCATAAATTTTAGAGCTTGAATTCAGATAATCCCAATTTAATTTTAAAATTGGAAGAAGTTCACGGTATGGCATAAGTAATTCTGCGGAGCCTTCGTTTGCTTCCCATTCTAAAAAAGAATTTTGCTTTTTTTCAAAACAAGTAAATGTTCCGTCTACTTGTTCTTTATGTTTTATTAAATGGATAATTTCATGACCACAATCAAAGTTTAATTGTTTTGGACTTCTGTTTGAGTTAAGAATTATTGTATCTTTTTTATCCCCAGGAAATGCTGCTCCGCAAAAACCAATAGTCTTAAAATTATGCATGCATAGAACTGTTGTATCATCATCGTTACAAATTTGGATTGTGTCAACAGGATATTTGTAAATTTTATAAACTTGT